AAGAATCTTATTAGATCCCAACATAGAGTTTTATGGGTACAAGCTATATAACCGTGAAATTGGGATGCCATCAGCACACTCCGCAACCTCACAGGTTGAGCGTGAAGCGTTTGCAAACAACGAGAATAATGATGTTACAAAAGAACTATTAGAAGAGTGGATAAAGGAGGATAGAAGCAGAATAGCACCAATAGAGATAGAAGTGGAACAGGTTGAACATGCGTTAAAAGCGTTGACAGAGCAAGAGAGGTACATAATCAATTTGAAATACTTTGAAGGGCTATTCTGGGCAAACATTGAGACGAGTTTTAATAAGCAATATCTAAACAAGCAAGACGTCACGGAGGAACGGTTGAGACAGATGCACAAGGAAGCTAAATACAAACTTGAATATGTGCTAAATCCGTATTACTCAAAAATTACCTAAAAACTACCTGTAAATTACCGATATATTACCACTTTTTACATACATGACATGTTATAATGGTATCATTGAAAGTTTAATGAACTGCAAAGGCGAAAGCTGATGCAGTTTTATTTTGCCGTAATATTGTGAGAGTTGTCCGAGAGGATGGCTCTATTTTTATGTAGAAGAAAGAGGTGATTGAGGTATGGCAGCAAAACTATCAGATGAAAAGCGAGAACACGCAAAGGCTATTATATATCTCAATCCCGATGTGAGCGAGAGGGAAATAGCTAAACAGGTAGGAATTGGAAATAGTACAGCGCATGAGTTGAAGAAGGATATTATTGAAGGTGATCCAGATAGTTATGAGCAAGCGAGAGCAACAAAAAAGCAAGAGTTTATTGATAACGCCTGGAATGTGGTTCAGAAAGCTCTTTTGCTTGCAAATAAGCGATTTGATAAAGCCCTTGACCATGAAGCTGAATTTGATGCTATTATAGATGAAATATCCAGCAGCGATGATATGACACAAAAGCAAAAACAAGCATTGTTAAGTAAGCTTGGAGCCATTGAAATGAGTAATATTAAGGATATAGCTATTGCTCTCGGCACTATATATGATAAACAAGCTTTGGCCTCTGGTGAACCTACACAGATTAGCGAGAGACATGAGCCGACACCAGACCTTGTCAATGAGCTAGACAAAAAGATACAGCAGCTTAAATCCATGACAGGCTAACCACTATATGTAGTATTTTTATTATATTTCGTGTAATTATAATTTCATCGAATCCTCAAAAGCCTTGATATTACTACATTATAAGGTTCAATTGTAATGACGCGAAAATATAATTTCGTGTAATCAAGAGTAAAATGCCAATCCATATTATAGTATATTGGCTATGGCTTATAGCGCTGTAGCTGGGTACTAGCTGAGTGCTATGTACTACTGTGCTAGGCTGTAAGTTGTGGCTGTAGTTGTAGGTATAGGCATGGGGGAGTGTACCCTGGCATGGTCATATTTGATGGGGGTGGGGGTGTATGTATATATCCCACACATACCCCGCCGATAATAAAAAGCCTTCCAAAATACCGCCGCACAATACAAAAAAGAGGTGTTTTCATGTTACACAACATACTCGATACCTTGCGCCAATGGATGAACTATCAACGTTCGCTTATGCGTAATAAATATTCCCCCAACATTTCGCCCTTGACCATCCTGTGACACCTCCTTCATGGGATGGTTATAAGGGGATACGAAAGAATGTAAGAGAAAGAGGAATAGGCACACGTTGAAAATAGCTTGTAATGCTTTAATATAGGTACTTGTAAGGAATATTTACAGGTTCATGTGGTGAACGGTTTAGTTCATGTGGTGAACTGAAATGAGGCATAATGGAAGATAATAGACCAATTGTTGGCAGGGCAACGAATTTAGATGGAGAGATAACCCACCAACTTAGACAAGGCGATAGAATTATAAGCGGTAATTCGCTGAACAATTACAAGACAAAGAAGATTAGAGAAGCAGAAGCCTTGAAGTCAGGAGATAAGCAAGAATGGAATCTTGAACATTTCTTTAAAGGGCACATACCTGAGATAAGAGGATTAATGAAAAGCCTGTCAGTATTTGATAAGGCTTTTTTATTTTCCATTGCAACGTATGTTGGCTATGAAGATTGTTGTTTGAAATATGATAACGGCAGAGTGCTTGACTTTGAGGCATTAATTGACATATCTGGCATGAGCAGAGGTAAACTCAGCCAAGTGTTAAGCGGTTTAATCAAAGCAGACATCATATACAAAGGCAACAACAGCAAGGGCATGCAATACTTTGTAAACCCGTGGATTTACTGCAAAGGTGTTCGCATTAACGCTGTGCTAAAAACCATGTTTAAGAATTATCATGTTAGGGTGCTTAACGGCAAAACATGGGGCAGCGTTGGCATGGACGAAATTGGCGAACCCACATTGTTGCAAAAGGCGAATGACATTGTAAAACAATAACTATTCCCCCAACCGCAGCCTAAAAGTTATCGGTTTAATGTAAAGTATACATGCTTCTGGTGGGATGGGGATTTAAGGAGGATATATGAATCCTGGCTACATCAAACTGGCACAAATCGCCTACAACACCGTTATCCAGACAATGCTTGACGGTGAAGAATCTCACGGCGATGAGTGGAAATATAAAGACCTTAACTATCATAAACGCCATGCCATGCAACACGCAGAAAACGCCTACGCAGGAAGAAACAAAGAGGATGAAATAGGGCACATGATAACGAGAGGCGCAATGGTAAAGTATTTGGAACAGAAATAAGGTGATACCCAATGAATGAAGACGTTTGGAAACGACCCGAAGTTATAAAATTATACAATGAAATAGAGGGTTTGCGAGCCGTAATCGACAAGCGGTTAAAAGAAAATCGCCTTGAGATATATAACATAGGCTTTAAAGTACACGTTAAACAGATTCTATTCCACCAATGCGACAAACGTATTCGGGCTATCTTTGGTGGTAACAGAACTGGAAAAACCGTGGCGGGTGCTGTTGAAGCTGTATCAAGGGCGTTAGGTTACAACAAATATGGCAAATTTAAAGCTTCTTCCGGTTGGGTTGTTTCTTTAACTGGTGATGTTCAAAGGAAAGTTGCACAAGCTGAAATACTCCGGTGGTTGCCTAAAAAAGAGATACAAAATATTGTAATCCGTCACGGTAGGAAGGATGATCTTGAAGGGTCCTTAATTGATGAAATCCGGCTGAAAAATGGTTGTTTTATCGGATTTAAAACTTGTGAACAGGGCAGAGAATCATTTCAGGGAACTTCATTAGGCTGGATATGGTTTGATGAAGAACCACCAGAAGATGTATTCAAGGAATGCTGGATGCGCGTAATCGACACAAGAGGCTATATTTGGTTTACAATGACTCCCTTGCTCGGTTTAACATGGGTTTATACACTTATTTTTCTTAATGAAAACAATAACCCTAACATAGAACATTTTGAGTTTGAATGGTCTGATAACCCGTGGCTGAGCAAAGAAGAAATTGCAGAGCTTGAAATGGTAATGACTGAAGAAGAAAGGGAAGCGAGACAGTTCGGAAGATTTACTTCGCTTTGTGGATTCGCTTTTCCGGAACTCAGGAAAGATGTTCATATTAAGGCAGCGGAAATTGTGCCAGATTGGTACAAGCGTTACGTTAGTATAGACTATGGTCTTGATTCACTCGCTGCATTATGGTATTGGGTTGACAATCACGGCAATGCAAGGGTTTACAGGGCTGTACGTAAAAAGAATTTAATTGTGTCTGAAGCACGGGAAGAGATAATAAAATTCACGGGTAATGAACAAATTGAGGCCTATTACGCTCCACCTGACTTATGGAATCGCAGAAACGATACTGGAAAATCAGCAGCACAGATATTTTACAACGATGGCAAAGGAATCACACTTATAAAAACCTCAAACGATCGTGAATCTGGTTGGCGTAATGTTCGTGAATGGATGCACCCGTACAAGACAAGAGATGAACAAACAGGGAAAGAAATTGTTTTAACAAGGCTTACGATGGATGAAGGGCTTGACCCTGACTTGTGGAAGCACTTGACTACTATACAGAAAGCTGAACGAAACCCAAATGATGTAGCAACTCAGCCGCACGAATGTACTCATTATCCCGACAGTTTAAGGTGTTTTTGTGTTTCCCGGATGATAGCAACAACTGAACCGAAAAAGAAAAAGCAAGACGATTTTTTTAGTCAAGAGGAAGAAACAGGCAGTAGCTATTTTGGAAGTGTATCAAGCGGATATTTGAATTATGGAGGGTAGAAATGTTAACAGCTTTATTTATTGTAGCACTGGCGATAGTGCTTTTTTTATGCCTGTATTTAGGCTTTCGTACAGGCCTGCGGCTAGGGATGAACACAGCCAAAGGAATTACACCTCCACCTCTTAGAAACCCTGTACAAGTCATACAGGAGGTCAGGGATAGCGCAGAACAATCCAAAGCAAGCAAGGCATATACAGAGGGTCTAAATAACATTATGTCGTATACTGGCGATTTGCCAAAGGGGGAATAGCCAATGGAACAAAATACACAAGGTTGGGACAGGTATCAATCAGGGTTGGACTATAAGAGCAAAATAAACCTTTTGCCAATAATTGACAAAAATGAACGCTTTTATAGTGGCAAGCATTGGGAGGGCATCAAGTCAAACGGTCTGCCTACTCCTGTTCTGAATGTCACAAAGCGCATAATCGACTATAAAATATCAGCCATTATGTCAGATATGATTACCATGCAATTCTCAGCAGAGGGTATAGGTGATAATACGCAAAATGAACAGGAACAGCTATATAGACAGGCGGCTGCAATATTGTCAGGCTATTCAAAAACTCTATGGGAGAATTTGAAAGTTGACAGTATGAATGAGGACGGATTGCTCGATGCTGCATTGTCGGGTGATATGGTGAGCTATTGGTATTGGAATGATAAAGTTGACATTGGTAATGGACAGATGGGGGATATAAGTGGCGAACTGATTGACAATGCAAACTACTTTCCTGGGGATCCAAACACCGAAGAAATAAATAACGCATATGGACCGGTTCAGCCTTACATACTTTTAGCCTTCCGCAGACAAGTTTCAGATGTAAAAAAGGAGGCAGCGGAAAACGGAGTAGATGAATTTGCCCTTCTGAATATTGAAGCTGACAGCGACACAGAAAATCAACCGGGCGACAGGTCAAAGGTGGAGATTGAAGGTGAGGGCGGTAAATGTATCGTACTCCTTGAAATGTACCCTAAAGAATCAGACAAACCAGTTCCACACGTAGATGCTGGAAAAATTACGATTTGGGCGAGAAAATCAACACGAGCTGTTGAGGTTAGAAAAGAGTGGAATACAGACCTACATAGATACCCCGTAGCCTTGATGAACTGGTATAAACGTAAAGGTTCGGCGCATGGCGAAGCAGAAGCTACAGCATTAATATCTAATCAGATAATGATTAACCAGCAAGCGGCCATGATTGCATTATGGATTAAATTGCATGGATTTCCTAGAGTGCTGTATGACAAAACAAGGATACCGCAAGGGTGGACAAATGATATTTCGGCTGCGATAGCCATTAACGGTACAGATGGCGGCGGCGTGAGTGGTGCAGCTTCGTATATGGCACCGGCTCAACTGTCGGCACCGGTAATGCAATTTATGGAGTGGTTCATCCAGATTACTAAGGATATGGCTGGGGCATCTGATGCGGCATTAGGCGAAGCAAACGCTACTAACACCTCTGCTATAATCGTGCTGCAAAAAGCCACATCGGTGCCGTTGAACAGCATTAAGCGAAGGTTCTACAAGTATGTAGAGGATATTGGCTTAATATGGCTTGATTTTTGGTCAACTCAGTATGCCCAGTATCCAGAGCGTATGCTTGAAATTACAAAAGACAATGTGAAACAGGTTATTCCGTTTGACATGAGTATTCTACAAACCATGAAGCTGAAGCTGAAAATTGATGTAGGCCCAAGCACTCAATGGAATGAAGCCGCCGCCGTTCAAACGCTTGACAACTTACTCACAAGGCAGATGATAACATTTATTGAATATCTCAAACGCTTGCCAAATGGACTTATACCCAATAGACAGGGGTTAATTGATGATAGGGAATCAGCAGAGAGGGCAAAAGAAGCAGAGGACAAGCAACTCATGTACGAACTCATGGGACAGTTTGTTGATACCTTACCACCGGAAGTATTAAAGGAACTCGACCTATTAAAGCAAAACGATCCTGCACAGTATGAATCACAAGTCAAGCAGCTGATAAAGCAACAATCAGCGCAACCCAAACAGCCTTATGCAAACAATGTGGAAGGAGGTGGAGAAGTTGCAATGTGATTTATGCGGCAATCCATTGATGGTAAGTGATAGTACGCTAACAAGCCCATTAGACAGCACAGAGGTATACAGCGAGTTGACAATGGTGTGCATCAATCCGAAGTGTGGAAACTACTGCGGGAAGGAACTGAACAAGCCAAAGAAAATAGCAAAAAAAATGAAGAACAAAGTTAATTAAGCGCTTAGGAATAGGCGCTTTTTCATGTTCGTTTACTTGTTTTCAAGCTAGGTGAAAACTCGGAAATTCAAAATTTATAGCCCACCAAGGCTTAAAACTGAGGAGGTTTATTATGCCGGAAGATATTATGACCAACGCCACGGCAGACGTTGATATACAACAATCTACAGAACAGGTGGCATCTGGGGACACCGCCCATGTAGAACAGCCAACAACTCAGACACAGCAAGAAAGAATGTTCAAGCAATCTGAACTCGATGCAATTCTTGAAAAACGGCTTGCGAAAGAGAAACAGAGATTTGAAGGAGAGTTGAAAAGCAATCCACATTTATCTTATCTCGAACAAAAAGCTCAAAGATTGGGACTTTCAGTTGAACAATTGATTGAAAATGATCGCAAGTACGAGGAACAGGAGAAGTTGAACAATCTTATCCAGCAGAACATTCCAGAGGAATATGCTAAAAAACTTTTAAAAGTGGATGAACTGGAAAAATGGAAGACGGAAACTGAAAAGGAGAAATCAGACAGGGAAGCCAAGGAAACCGCTGAACGTACCAAAAAAGAAGGTATTCAGAAGCAGGTTGACGAGTTTGACCAATGGTATTTCAAAAAATACGGCAAAATGGCAGACCTCGCCAAAGACATTCCCAAAGAGGTGTTCCAAGCCAATATGAAGGGCGTTCCACTGCTTTACGCTTACAAAGCTCATTTACTTGAACAAAGCGAGGGACAGCAACAGACACAGCAAGCTAATCAAGCCAACGCTACGGCTTCGACAGGGAGTGTTAAATCAAGCGGTATGCAGCATGACGTTATCACGGAGGAATCTATTAACGCCCACGCTGATGATACCAAATGGATGATCAAAAATTATGACAAAGTTACGGAGTTTTACTCCAAGAAAAAGAAAGGATGATAAAAAATGAGTACACAAAATTTTAAACCCGCATTTTGGGCAGCAACGGTAATGAGAACGTTGGAAGATAACCTTGTAGCAAAGAAAATCTGTAATCAGGAATGGGTAGGGGATTTAAAGAAATCCGGTGATAGCGTATATTTCCCCGGACTTGCAGACCCGACAATATCAGACTACACAGGCGCAGCACTTACTTATGAAGATCTGGAAGATGCCAGCATGAAATTGATCGTGGACAAGCAAAAGTCTTATTCATTCCTTGTGGATGATATAGATGCTGCACAGGCAGCTGTAGACCTTAAAAACTCTCAGATCAAAAGAGCGGCTCACTTGCTGAGGAAGACAGTTGACACCCATGTATTTAGTCTTTATGCACAGGCACAGGCTAATGCAGCAGCTATCACAGATGCAACTTGTGACACCGCTACTATCATAAATGACCTCGGTTTATTGTATCAGTATCTTTCCGAAAACAATGTTCCTGATGGTCAGATGTGGTGCGTAATTCCTCCGTGGGTTAAACTGAAATTGATGGAAGCAGGAATTAAATTCTCCATCAATGAAGGCATTAACAAATCCGGTGGCTTGTCGTGGGCCAAAAATGAACTTGAATTTGATATTTACGTATCAAACAACGTTTATAACGGCGGCACAGCAGCGGTTCCGGTTTCCTCGATCATGGCAGGTTCATACAATGCGATAGGTTTCGCAGATCAGGTAAATAAGACTGAAGCTTTCAGACATCAGGATTATTTCAAAGATGCTTGCAGAGGCCTGTATACATTCGGCGCAAAGGTCTTAAAACCCAAAGAACTTGCAGTAGCTACATTGACCTATGCAGCTGAAACAGCAATCTAAACGGGGCTAATTAGCCCCTAATTTTACGAAAAGAAAGGATGATTAATAATGGCAGTTACATGTACAAATTCAACAATAGCGGCGTTTGATACCGTTACAGCAACAACTAGAAACCTTGCAACAGCAGATGTTGACGCACTTGCAGAGGTGTTCACCATAACCCCAACGAGGAAAGACGGACAGGTTATAATAGTTCTCGACCTTGACAACCTTGTGGCAACAGCCGCCGCAGATGCAGATGCAACATTCTCAATCGCAGCAGGTGACTTTTGGGCAGGCAAAGCAGTAACCGGAACTATAACCAAATCCACTAAAAAGATTATACAGGTGGAAACAGCTCATGTGCTTCAGAGTGATGGCACAATCTTGTTAACTTTAACCCCTGGTGCAAATGATAAACTGTTGAGCAACCATGCAGCAGCAATAGAAGTATTTGAATTGTTATAATCTGTGAGGGGGAAGAAATTCCCCCTTTAACTTTGAAAGAAGGTATTTTATGTATAAATTTTTCGGTAAACCCTTAAAGGAAGTATTAAGCAAAGTAACAAAAAAAGTGGTATTCCGATTTGACACAAAAGGTGAGTTTATCACTGACGACCCTAAGATAATTGAAAGAGCAATGGGATATTTTGACTATATACCCATGAAAGCGGAACCTATAGGCGAAAGGTTTAAAAAAGGTACGCCAATAAAAGAAGAAAACAACGTCAAAGGCGAAGAAATAAAAAAGGCATACCAATGCAAACAGTGTGACTTTGAAACAGATAACAAAGGTGAATTATTGGCGCATTACCGTGAACATAAGAAAGGGGAATAAGCAATGTCACAATTAGAGCAATTTGCAGCTAAAGCAACAATAGCAATGTCGGGACTCGGTGGGTGCAAAGCGATATTACCACTTGACGTGGATAAAGTTGTAACCACGGCTAACATGGCAGCAGCAGCCTATATAATAGCCGCACAGCCTACAGTACCATGCAGATTAACCGTATCCCATACAGCGGTAGGGGCAGCGGATACATTAGGGACTATCGTATTTGTTGGTACATTGCCAAGCGGGACTGTAGTGCAGGAAACTGTTACACCCGTTGCCAGTTCAACTGTATCAACCGTAAATGAGTTTGCAACCGTAACCTCTATAACGGGTGTAGGCTGGGTAATTGGAGAAGGAAACGACACTATAACTATCGGCATGGGTGCGGTGATACCAGACTCATATTATTTTCAAGCTATACCCAATAGGATTGTAGCTTCTGCCAATATGGCTGTTGGAGCTTACACAATAGCGGCTCAGCCGCATGTACCGTGTAAATTGACAGTGTTATCTACAGCGGTAGGGGCGGCGGATACACAGGGTACAATTATTATAAAAGGTGTAGTTGATGGCGTACCTACCACTGAAACAGTAGTGCCAATCCCAGGAACAACAGTAAGCACAGTAAATGTATTTACAACTGTTTACTCCGTAACAGGCACAGGATGGGTGATAGGCGAAGGCAACGACACTATCATGGTTGGAACAGCGGAAGTTAACACGGCAACGGACTATTTCTTCTCCAGCCTTCTTGTTCTTGCTGACGCGGTTGTAGCTTCGCAAACTGACCTAGACGGAGCTGCACAAGCAGACTTGACGGTATTTACGAAACTTCCAGCGGGGAACTATCCTTGTAAACTGTCAGCAATCAAACTGACGAGTGGTGAAGCAATAGGCTTTATGTCGGTGATATGAAAGAGGTGATTATATGGCAGGATCTATACAAGGAGTTACAAAAACATATGTAGATACAAACTTGGCATCAATTACGAACCAAGTAACTGAAATTGAAACTGATTTTATGTACGCGGTCAAGGGAGGCCAAAATACTTTACCAAAGCTAATAACTTTTATTGCCGATGACGGCAGAATTGGCGAACTTGATTTAGGTGCAGTGTTTATTGACAACAACGTTCCGTTGTGCGGATGTATTATTACAGGAAGACCAGGGACAAATGCACAATTGATGGAATGGGACGATATTATTGACTTTTCAACCAATCACGGGTTTGAATATGGAAGTCACACAGTTGATGTTATTGAAAATTTGTCGAGCGATTACCCTGATTTAGCTGACGTTGACGATCAGCTTAGATTGTCAAAAATCGAACTCGAAACACGTTTGGGCAAACCGTGCAATTATTTTGTATACCCTCAAGGCGTACACACAAAGCCTATTCGCAGAATTGCAAGAAAATACTATAAAGCATCGGTTGATATAGACGGCGGCATTAATTTCCCACCTATTTCAATGCACCCATTATGGCGTGAAAACGCAGACGGTGTAGCAATTGCTACGCTACAAAGTAAAGTTGATGCCCTTGTTGCAAAAGACAATGGATGGCTCATTTTTATGGTTCACGCTAATTTAGACAGATTAGGTGATTATTCAAAGTACGATACGCTTTTAAAATATATTGCTACACAAAACATACCTGTTGTAACAGTGTCTCAAGCACTTGAATACTACGGGAATAGAGTAGACATAGGGGATTTTGAAAAAGTTGACAAATTAACATATGGTTGGGGAAGGATCGTAAATGAACCTCATTTCATGGTTGATTCACAAGGAACGGCATATGGTAACCTTCTGGATATGCCAACTGTATATAATTGGGGTGGTGCTGATATTGATTTAGACAAGCAACCAGCCAGTTATCGAAAAAAATCAATCACATACGAAAACGTAACCGATGCAAAAGCGACATCTGACTTATTTCCTACGCTTCAAGGAGGAAGTTTAGTTACCTTTGTTGCTGAACAGGATACGTATTCATTCCAAATGTATATGCCTATTCGTGGCGGAATGTTTATAAGGCAGACAAACGCAGGGTCAACATGGCAAGCATTTTCTAGAGTATCGGCAATATTTATGGATACAGCAAAGACAAAAACATTGACAAGCGTTCCATCCGACTTTGATTTAGGAATAACGTATACGGGCGGTACAAACCTTGCCCCTATTGGATATGGAACGCTAGTGACTCATAGATCAATTACTACTGATGGATACACATTCCAACAGTTTTTCCCTAGTAGTAGCGCAAATTCTAATGTTTATCAAAGACGGTGGACGGGTTCAGCTTGGTCAGCATGGGCAAGAATTAATATGCTATTTAAGCAAACAACGGCAGAACGCAATGCGTTAGATGCTGGAGGGTTATCGGCAGGAGAAATGGTTTATGACTCAACGCTGAATAAACCAATTTGGAGAAATGCTGCAAATAATGCTTGGGTAGATGCGACAGGAACGGCAGTGTAGTTACTTCAACATTGGATTATATTATGAACAACGGAGCTTGTCTAAACAGGCTCTTTAATTTTGCCCGAAAGGGGTGATTGAATGGCATACACAGCAGATGAAATATATCAAATGTCAATAGCTATAATGGACGAATTATCTGAATCCGGCACAATTGACATAAATCAAACAAAGGAATATAGGTATAAGGCACCTCGATTTCTTGATATGTGGCAAAAGAAGATGGCACAGACAGGGAATCTATTTAGCACTGAAGAATACGCGAATGCCGATAGTGATAGTTTGAACAAGTGGATTAAATTTAGCCTTCCTGCAGATATGAAATTCATAAAGGAAATCATTTTTGTGAATGACGATGGGCAGATTGGTACAATTGAATATAAGCGTTTTGGGTTAACTGATATTTATTTTTATTTTACAGAGACAGGCACGGCTAAGATGCTATATATTCCAATTCCTGCTAAGATTACTGATCTTGCACAAACACTTGAAGTCGATGAAATTGTTTCAATTGGTGGAGCGTACTATTTAGCTGAATTATTTGCCATGAGTGATATGAATACTGAGCTAGCTACAAAATGCAGAAACGAGTTTAAAGAACTGAAAAAAGACTCAATGATAGAAATGCCTCCCGGTAAAGATAGAATAATAGACGTATACGCCTCTTGTGGGGGTGATACTTAATGGGAGAAGTCCAGAATGTCACTATTGACACCTTTCTCGGCGTAAATAAATCAGCTACAGAAACACTATTAAAACTCGGCGAAGCATCCGAAATGTCTAACTTTTTAATTACAGACGATAGAAAACTCATGAAGCAATTTGGATATGCTCACTTATTTACCACTCTTGGGGCGCATAAGATAAATGGCATGTGGTATGGGCAATTGAGCGGTGTGGCACATTATCTTTTCGCTTGCAATGGTCACGTGTATGAGCATAATCTTACTACTAATGCAAATACTGACCTTGGCACGATAGTGGATGCCTACCCTACAACATTTTTCGTTACAAATAACACCGTGTATATCATGGATGGCACAGACTTATACAGCTGGGCGAGTGGCTCGTTATCAACTGTCACTGGGTATATTCCGGTAGTGTTCACAGCTGCACCACCTACTGGGGGCGGAACGATATTGGAGGGAATAAATTACCTAACAGGCAAAAAGATGATGAACTTCTCTGGCAATGGCTCTGCAACAGTTTATCAGCTTCCGGAGTATGATATAGACTCGGTTGATGTTGTTGCGGTTGGTGGTGTTACTTTAACTGTGACAACGGATTATGTTGTAGACCTCACGGCTGGGACAATAACCTTTGTAGTTGCTCCTGCTACTGGTGTACAAAATGTTGTTGTCACCTGGACAAAGACAATTGCAACAGACCGCGCAATTATCACGAAGAATAAGTATTACGGTGGAACGTATTATGTGAGATTTTGGGTGTTTGGAAACCCTGACCATTTGAATACTCGGTACTGTTCAGGTGTTACAAAGGATGGCGTATCAGACCCTACATACTGGCCTAAATTTACGGAATCAGATGTGGGAGAATATGAGATAACAGACATTAAAACGCAGTACGACAAACAGCTTATATGGACAAGAGGGGATTCTTCCGGTGCTTCTGCGTGGTACTCAACGAATGAAAACTATACAGACGGATCTATGGGGTTGGTTACAACCTTATTCCCCGTATACCCTATAAATGCAAAAGTGGGTAACATAGCAAAGGGGCAGGTACAAATTATCATAAACACGCCATTTACCATTTGGAAAGGCGTGTTTGAATGGGTTTCTACTTATGTAATGAATGAGAAAAATGCACAATGGAAAAGCCAAAGAATACAGCGTGATCTTGATATTCTCGACCTAACAAATTCCATAACATGGGATTGGAACGATAAGGGCCTTTACTTTCTTTGCATAGGCAAAAGAATATGGATATACAATTATCGCGTAGATTCATGGTATATTCTTGACATTCCCCATACGCCAACTTGCTTCCTCACAGTTGATTCAAAACTGTGTTTCGGTACAACAGATGGCTATATCATGGAGTTTGACGAAGATGCTATGACGTATGACGGTACAGCCATTGTAGCAACATGGAAGATGGGGTATTACAACTTCGGAGTGGACTGGCTGAGAAAGTTCATACAGAGGGTGTTTGTATCTATTTTACCTATGACAAGAACTCATGTGGATATTAGCTATATGACAGATAGAAGTGGTTCGTCTGACACCTATACGGCGGCATATGGTATAAGCACATTTGACCATATGGATTTTGCTCATCTTTCATTTGCAACCAATTATTCACCTCAGCCGTTTAAATTTAAGATCAGGGCGAAGAAAATAGACTATTTCAAAATTGTATTAACAAACAATAGTGATGATTCAGCGGCGGTACTTTCAATTACAATTCCTGTCCGTTCGGGTGGAGAAGTACGGCAAAGAATATAAGGAGATGATTAAATGGCTTATACAACTTATACAGGCAACACTGATTATATTGCCACACTTGACGATCAGCCTAATGATGTAGGCGGATTGTCAGCAGCGCAGCTTAAGGCGAAATTTGACCAATTTGGAACAGAGTTTATTGCGTGGTTCAATGCAACACATTTAGCGGAAATTGATGCGCATTTGGCAAGCAATACAATAAATGCACCAACGTTAACAAACAGTTGGGTTAATGTAGATGATGCTATTTATAATGCAGCTGGCTACTGGAAAGATAATCACGGATATGTACATGTTCGCGGCAGAATAAGTTCAGGTGCATCAGGCACTACTGCGTTTACGCTTCCGAGCGGCTACAGACCAAGCAAAACCACTGCTTTTACTTGCGCATTAAGTAGCGTAAAAGCTGGATTGGCAACTATTACTTCATCCGGAAGCGTTGTAGTATACTTTCCTGACACCATTACTTATGCTGATTTAGGCGAAATTGTATTTAAAGGAGCATAAAAAAATGAAGGTTTAATGGTATAGCGCCACCTTGACAAAAAATTACAAAGAACGTATAACTATACTGAGGTGATAATATGAAGAAATTAGCAGTTTTATTACTCAGTATAGTTATATTGTTCACATTCAATGTATCGAAAGGATGTGACCATATGGCAAAAACATTAGATCAATTATTTGCAGCCAATCCGCGCCAAGCGAATGAGAGTTCGGGAGATTACGAAGCGAGGATAAGCGGATTATATAACACAGAGATAGCAAGCGCAGCACCTACTACAACATCAACCCAACCTGCAGCGAGTGGATATACCGAACAACAGATATTAAATGATCCAGATTTATACGCTAAATATGGAAATACAATAGCGCCCATTGATGCAATAAGCCCAACGAACTACGGTCAAACTACTGGTATGGCGGTAGGCGGTGCCAATGAATACAATAGCATAGTTAACCAATCGCCAGGATGGGAAGGCTCCACATTAGATGCGCCCGCAACGGATCCTAACGCAGAAATGCTTGAACTGATAAGACAGATGCAAGAGGCTCAAAAAGCAGCGCGTATAGCAGGACTTACCGGAGCCAGAGACAGCGCATTATCCACGTTAAGCGGCGAGGAATCAAGTATAGCGCCAAACTACTATGATAAGCGCAATCAAGCAGCTGGACAATCAGATGTAGGCGGTATGAACTTCGCGCAGTATATGGCTTCAAGGGGCATAAAAGGGGCATCAGGAGCAATGCCGGAAATATACCGCAATAACGCCTTACAAGGTGAAATAGGCAAACTAAACCGTCAAGAAAACTCTGCAAAGGATGATATAGCAAGGCGAAGAAGTGAAGTTGAAACAAACTACGCTTCTGATGTAGCGGCTGCGGATGCTGGAACAGACGCCTCTAGCCTGGCAGCATTGATAACTCAAATGAATGCGGACAGGTCGTTCGCTTTACAGGAATCTGACGTTACAGGTACATACAATGGAGCACCAACAACCACACAGCAGCAGACGGATAGGGATAATTACGCAGCTACAGCGGGACAATATTACGAGAATTACCAGGCAGAGATCGATAATATTTTAGGCAATGACGATCCAACGGATGATTGGAAGGCTGATATTTTAGGTACAGCAAGGCAGGGCAAAATACAGGAACAGGCAGAAGCAAAGGCGGCCCAAATGGCTGCGGCAAGCGAGGCAGAACAGCAAGAGTATAAAGATGCATTTGACATGTGGAAGGCTTACGGCACTGCTACAGCTGAGATTGCAGCTATATTAGGAGTACCTGAAGGGTCCAAAACAGCAGACTTTAACATTGACAGTATAAATGCTGCTACAAGTAGGATGAATGCCACTACGGCACAGACTAATGCTAATAGGCCGAGTGCAAGCAATACCTCAGTTAATACGGATAGTTACATAGATTATATTAAAGCTAACTTTGGGACTGATAAAGTTAAGATTGCAAGCTACCTTGAGGGGTTATACAGCCAAGGGGTAGACCCTGATGTAATTAATGTACTTGCTGAAAAATATGGGGTATAAGGGGTGATTAGATGGCCTCATTTACTGAAAGATTAAAACAGAAGGGAGCTAGTGACGGCTCCCCTTCTTTTACTCAGAGAGTTGAACAGAAGAAGAAACAGAATGTTTATGAAACTTCAAAAGGTGACAAAAAAGATTATTTGCTTGAAAAAAGAAACGATATACCGGAACCAGAACCGCAGAAAACCTCAGTAAATAGTTTTATTGAAAATATGGCATCTAAAAATAGCGGTAAAACTCCCATAGATATTCGCTCAACTCCTTCAACCAAAGCCAATAAAACCATAAACCGGATAGGCGGTCAAGTTGCATCCACTACGCTTGATGTAATAAACAGGCCAACAAATGCGGTAATTAACACTATCAAGGAATCCGGTTCGCTAAAGCAGAATGAATATGCTAACATCGGCGGTAAATTATATCCTAAGACAAACGGTGCAATTAATAAAAAGGATATAGGTGGCGCATTTATTAGGGGAATCACAGGCGAAGATAGGCCGCAAGGACTTGAAGTGGCATTTTCCAAAGAAACAGTTGAGGATTTAAAAAAGAAGGCTCCCGCATATGTAGCCGGTTCTAATTTAGTAATTGAAACATTAGCAGACCCAACAAATTACGCTGGCGTAGGAACTATTAAAAAATTGATCAGCAACGCAAAAATTGCGAAGGCGGCAAAGGGCGTTACAAAAATTGATGATGCGCTTAAAACTGAGTTAAAAGTACAAAATTTACTTGATAATGAGATGGCAAAAGCCGCCTTAAAAGGTTCAAAAGAGATACCTAAATTCAAACAGTATGCAGATGGCTCAATTTCTCCGCAGGTTACGTATGACGCGGTAAGAAACCCAATATCATACGCAGATGGCAATATAGGAGAAAAGGTTGATATTTTAAAGAAACCCGTTTTTGAGTTTGAAAGTGCAAAGCCAAAACAAACCACTACAATAGGCAGCAAGACTGATACAATGTCCGCTAATCTAGGCGGTAAAGCTGAATTGCCTAAAGTCGGCAGAATAGACCAAACACTTGACGGAACAACCATCCCCACAGGTGGCAAACTGCCTCAGGCAGCTAACAGGGTTATTATGGACACTGCAAAGGATAAATTTAGCTTTAAAAAGGCATGGGATAAATTCTATACAAGCACAGTTGATACTCAAAAACCTATTACAGACTTTGCAAGGATAGCGGGGGATGATACCGCCACATTAGCATCTAATAGTAGGAATGCAGGTGGTACAGTTGACTATATCCTAAAAGATGCTTTAGTTGATAGGCAAGGTAATAAAATAGGCAAATCTTTAAAGGAGGTTGCCGAACAAATACCGAAAGGCAAGGAGGACGATTTCTGGAATTATCTATCACAAAGGCATAACATTGATAGGGCAAGGGAAGGCAATCACGTTATTGCAAACTATACCTCCGAGATGTCGGAACGTGCAGTGAAGGAAATTGAAACCGCCAACCCTGCGTATAAATCTATTGGCGATGATGTGACAAATTGGATAGACTCATTCATGAAGGAATGGGGCGTAAATGCCGGAACAGTAGATAGCACAGTATACGATAGTTTAAGGCAGACATACAAAAGCTATTTCCCAACTCAAAGGGAATTTAGCCAGCTTGAAAAGTCTATACCAGATGGTGCACGTAAACAGTTTGTTGACAACTCCACTACAATCAAAGCGGCTAAAGGATCAGAGAGAGACATAAACAACCCTCTTGAAAACATAATGAACCTTGTGAATAGAAATGTTAAAACCGCAAGGTATAACCAAGTAGGGCAAAGTTTACTTGAATCCGTGAGGAAAGCACCGGATAAGCTAAAAGAGCTTGCAGAAGTAATACCTACGCAAGATGGCATGTTTGCGAATACCGATAATGTCATATCTGTGCTTGAAAGCGGAAAACCTGTATATTTACAAATAAACAATAAGGAACTTCTTGATTCTCTTAAAGGACTGCCAAAGGTTGTAAATAATGCAAAGGTAATGAGGGCGTTTACTAACACGTTTAAAGGACTTATTACCCAAAAGAACCCGTTGTTTGCGATCAGAAATATTGCAAGAGACATACCAACAGCATACATTTACGGAAGCACCAAGAATCCCGTTAAATTCGGCGTAGACCTTGCTAAAGCAGGAAAAGACATATTGAGCAATAGTCCAAAGTATCAGCAGTATAGGGGCATTGGTGGAGGTGGCGCAAACTTCTTCAAGGGTGATGCTGTGAAGTCTACAAAAGAGCTTACAAAGAATGGGTTCCATCCGTTAAAAGCAATAGAAACATTTAATAACATCACAGAAACAGCGCCTAGGCTTGCAGAATTCAACCGTATATTTGAAAGGACGGGCGATGTTCAAAAGGCTCTTGATGCCGCCAACAATGTAACGGTAAACTTTGCTAGAGGTGGGAATGTTACAAAGACGGCAGAGCCATTCATCCCATACCTCAATGCAGGAGTACAGGGGCTTGATAGATTCTTTAAGGGATTTAAAGATACTAAGACAGCAGCAGCAACACTTTTAAAGGGCGGCATTGCAATTACTGCACCGGAGATAGCATTGTACATGGTGAACAAGGATAATCCAAACTACCAAGCGCTGGACAACCGTACGAAGGACACATATTTTCTCATTCCCAAAGAGAACGGTACGTTCTGGAAAATACCAAAATCGAGGGAATTAGGGGTATTGTTTGGCTCGTTGTTTCAGAGGGCTATGAGGGCGGCAGATGGTGACAAGGAAGCTTTCAAAGGGTTTGGAATGTCACTGGCAACAAGCTTTGCTCCTGCAAATCCGATAGACAATAACATTGCAGCGCCAATTTTTAACCTTAAATCAAACAAGGACTTTGCGGGAAGAAATATTGTTCCTCAGGGGATGGTTATGGATGGGCGATCTCCTTATTTGCAGTCTGATGAAAAGACTACAGAGATAGCAAAGGCAATAGGCACATACTCTACAAAGGTGATTGATGGCGGCTTATCTCCAAAGCAAATTGACTACCTCATAAAGTCATATACTGGCGTTATTGGGCAATTAGGTATGCCGTTAGCCACACAGGGAGCAAGTCAAACAAAGGCGGTAACTACTCAGTTTACAGCAGACCCGTTATACAGTAATCAAGCCTTGCAGAACTTTTATGACAATTACGATAAACTACAGCGAGAGGCTACAGACAAAAATATTGTTGAGAAATTGCCAACAAACGGAAAGGAGAATGTTGTTACTCCAGAAGAAGAAATGCGTAATAAGTTTTCAAAGGCAAGCACGGAAATTTCCAAGACAAACAAGGAAATCAAGGCACTTGAAGCAAGCTTGACAAATGATAAGGAATCCAAGGTCAGGGTGTTGCGTCAAAAGATACTTGATATTGCCAATGAAGCGAATAAACAGCTTAAATAAAATCCCAAGAGCCGGAAGGACTGAAACTCCAACCGGCTCTTACTTTACCTTCCAATTGTCGGCGGTGCGCTAACAAAGGAAGGTTTTTCAATATTATCACATAACGAAAGGCGGTGCAAGATGGATGAAAAAATTCAAGAGGTCTTAATCGACATTAGGGAAAGGCTGGTGCGGGTGGAAACAAAGATTGACAACGGTCTAAAAGACCGCATCGACAAAGTAGAGGACAACCAAATATGGTTATGGCGAACAATGATAGGTGGGTTTATTGCTGCGGCTATAACTTTTATCTTTAAATGGGGAGGTAAATAATGATCTTCGAATTCGACCCTAAACAGTACCGTTTCGCTTACGAACTAGGCGAACCCAATAAACTTGAACGCCTCAACAAAATCCCTCGCCCTAAAGCCAATGAACGTGTTGCAATGGCTATCAACTGGAATGTGTTTGATTGGGTAGGCAATTCAAACGGCTACGGCGAGATTGAACAGGACGGCGTACAGATACAGGTTCCATCCAATACATACAAATCAATGAGTTACAAGGATGGTAAATTGACTTTCGGTGATGTACCTGGCGCACAAGTTGGCGCCGGAATCGCTATAACACTCATACTGGATGGCAAAATTAACATTCAGAATCCTGCTAAAATGTCCACAGGCAAGAATAGCAGAACGGCGTGTGGGCAGAAAGCTAATGGCAATATCCTATTTGTCACAGTGGACAGCATGACTACATATGAACTCGCTGATTACATGCTGGGTAAGGGTTGCACAATAGCGTTTCAAGGTGATTCCGGTGGTTCAACAGGTTACTACGATGGCACACTACACGACCAAGGCCGGGCTATTGCGGGGGCATTGGTGGCATATGAGCCGATCGAGGCAGAGAGAATCAACATAGTTATTGCCTACTCACAACAGAGAAACAATAAATGTAAATTGGGAGATACAGAGCAAGACCATATGTACACTATAGCAAAGAGCCTACACACCATTCTGAGCGCAGATAAGCGGTTGAATGTGTATCTTATACCATTACAGAATACAGGCTCAGACAGTGGCAATTTAAAGGCAAGTATAGCCCTGTCAAACAAGTTTATCAAGGCAAACGGCGGCAAAGGCTATCACATCGAATTACACAGTGATGCTGGAGAATATGCCAAAGGTTGCTCGGCACTGTATGTGTCGGATAAGGGTAAAATCCTCGCAACATATTTGTATAACGAACTCGCTGATCTCACACCAACGGCTGATGCAGGAGTAAGGAAACGCACTGATTTAGGAGCGCTTAATCAGACATTGGCAGTATCGACAATTTTAGAAGTAAGTTTCCATGATGAAGCAAAACAGGCTGAATGGATACATGAAGAGTTTAATTCAATAGCTGTGAGGCTGGCGAATGGAACATATAAATATTTGAAGGGAGAATTATTATGACACAGAACAGATGGAAAAGCCCGGTATTTTGGGGAGCAGTAGTAGCACAGATAATCAGCATAGGACAGATAACCGGCATATGGGCAAAATACGGCATAGACACCGGTATGATCGGTGATGTAGTTGCAGGAGCGTTGCAGCTTGGCGTACTTTTTGGCTTGCTGAACAATCCTAGTAATAAAACTTCATTCTGACAACTCCACAGATTAATGATATTGCCAGCAATGGCCTTCCTCCTTACCTCAGTATAGCAGCATTTAGCTGTTATGCTGAGGTTTATTTTTTTGTTACTTTTTTATCTGTTAAAATTATTATCCATTCGCGATCTTCATCATCCTTAAGAGTAACACGCTTATTATCATAGAATTCCTGCGTATCATTGCTATCATAATTGCCGAATGTGGTGTAACCGCCATTAGGCCAGTACACTTTATCAATGGCTATTCCGTATTGGTCAACGTGGAGATCGGCTGGAACAAGATAATTTTTTGATTCACTCCCTTCGGGAAATAATTGAACATAATATTTGGTATCATATTCATTTCTACTGAATACGCTGCCTATAGTATTACTTCCCCAATAATAAGTATAAACACTTAATGTCGCAAAGACTGCGATCATTACTACAATTGCATGGCAAGTAAATTTAGCATTATGAAGCCAACAAAAGAAGTCTTTATATATAGGAATTTTTAATTCTAAATAATCAGTTGGGTATTTTGAACTAAATATTGGGCCGTCGCCTGGATACTCTTTATTTATTTTATTAACTCTATAACGATGAAGTGCTAGTTTAAATGGTCGTAGAAGCAAGCTTAATAAAATTGCCGTGATGGTTCCTAATGTTAACAGTAAACATATTGCAGTAAATATATAATAATAATCTCTCATCTTATCGCCTCCTATGCCATCGTATAACATAATTTTACATTATGCAATATAAAAAGTTTTCTATTGTTAAAAAAACAATACACGCAAGATATCTGGAATTTATGCAAGAAAGCTGGAATTTTAATATATAATGGCTTTCGGGGTGCGTTGAGTGGCAATAACATACAAAAAGTTGAGAAACATTATATCTGAAAGAGAAATACAGATGAAAACGCTTGAAATTGAAACCGGAATAAGCCATACAACGCTTGCTAAGATCAATAAAGATGAATACGTCAATCTTGAAACTCTTGAAATTCTTGCACGCCATCTAAAGGTCGAAATTGGCGATATAATATCGTTAAAGCGTTAACGCCTACGTACGTCTGCCTTTGCTGTCATTATTTTAAAGAATTAAATTTCTGTAACATCACATTTTGTCGAATTTTCTGCGCGTCTTATTATACATATGTTTGAAGGTTATTTAGGTGAACATTTGTGCATCACATGTCGGGTTTATGGATATTATGTCCCGTTGTAAATGAGTCTATGGACGGATTATAATATAAATATATCCAATATTGGTGTTGTAATTTTATAGTAGCGGGAGTAGAATAATAGAACAAGCGTTCGGACTAAATTAAATAGCAAGGGAGATATGTTATGCTTAAGATTGACGGTGAGGAATTTGACAACATAATGGAAAAATCACTTACAGCAGACAATGAGTACAAAAGACTAATTTTCCAGATCAAAGAATTAACGAATGAAACAGATGATTCACTTATCAACTCGTATACTATCCGAATCTTTGAAATTGCATATCAAAGAGCCTTTAAAGATGGAATGAATTTCATTATCAAAAGGGAGGAACTTAACTTATTTTACTAATAGTATAGCTGTAAAAGTAAATGGCGTGGCTACATTTTTGGCTACATTGGCAAAATAAAAGGGCTTCACGAAAACCGTGAAGCCCTTGGTGCGGGAAACAGGACTTGAACCTGCACACCCTTGCGAGCTCTAGCACCTGAAGCTAGAAATATTTCCACTAGGTAAAACCTCCAAACCCTATCTAATTCAAACCCACATATATCAACATTCTATAAAAATTGTTCTATCCGATAGGAAAGTATTTTGCTCGTTGTAAAAAGTATGGCTACATAAATGGCTACATGAATTATTTAGTCGCAAAGAAATTACTTATTTTATCGCTTGCCATTTTATCTGCATCCAGTGTGGCATGTTGGTACACTTCTTGCAAAGTTGATAATTGGCTGTGACCGGTTCGCCCTGCTGCAACTTTATCCGGGATATTCAGTTTCATCATAATTACTGCATTATAATGTCTTAGTTTATGGAGTGTAACACCTTTTAGACCATGCTTGTCCGCTAATTTTTTAAAATGTTTTCCGTAAGCGTCAGGAAGGTACTTTTCACAGACATATACGCCGACCACTTTTAGGGATGATCTATATTTCTTAAGTATGTCTAAAACGAATTGAGGGACATACATCGTCCTATTCCTTGCATCGGCTTTCGGGTCTTTCCTTATATTTTTATCCCAATGTACAAATGTTTCTTCAATGGTTATTCTCTGGTTATCCCAATCTATGTCAGACCACTTCAAACCAAATATCTCACCCCTACATAGACTTAATACGCCAGCCAATACAATAGCAACCTCATCAATCGTTCCACGGGATGATTCTAGCAACTTTAAAAACTCCTGGTCAGTTGGTATGCGTGGAGTATATTTGACCTCTTTAGGGCATTTTACGGCATCTAGTGGGTTGGTTAAAAGCATATTGTTTCTAACGGCGTACTTAAAAGCTGCGTGTAAAAAAGAATGAAGTTTTATTACTGTGTTGGGTGATAGCTTGTCCACTTGCATTTTATCATAATAGAATTTTTCAAATACAACAGGTAACGCATTTTTTAATTTAACATGCCCAATCCCACCGATATCTGGGGCAATGTGCTTCTTTACATACATTTCATGAAGCGCCTGTGTAGTCACAGCAATACTTCTATTGTTCTCATTATATTCAAGTACTAAATCTCTAATGGCGGCGTTCCCGGGATTTCTATATAAGCTGTTTTCAATCTGGTATTCTAATTCAAGTCGTTTGGACTTCATTACTTTTTCAGCTTGTGCCTCAGTTAAATTGCCATCAGCATATAGATTTTTTCTTTTGCGCGGCTCACCCCTTCTTTTTGGTAAATCTATAGCGTGTACCCAAAGATTATCCTTCTTTCTCTTGTACATCAAACTTTACCTTCTTTCTTTAATAATGTTTTTGCTAAATCCATAAGAATCCGCTTATCATCATCATCGAGGTTATTGAATATTCTACCTATTTCGTCTGAAGTAAAATTTGTTTCTTTTATGTCAGTGTCGCCAACGAGGTAATCTATTGTCACATCAAAGTAGTTTGCAAGCGTTTTTAAGATTGTCAGTTTGGGTTCATCCCTTTGTCCATTTTCATAACGGCTAATTGTAGGGAATGAAATACCCGATAATTTTGATAGTTCGTCCTGCGTCAAACCGCGCTCTTTTCTAAGTTCCTTCATCCTTTGTGAAAACTTGCTGTTCATAATTAAATACCCCTTAAAACAATTATTTTATATTCATTATAACACAATTTTACCCAATGGCAATAGAAATTATACATTTATGAAAATTTATTTCCTAAATCGTTTGACTTTTAATATTGGCTATGATAACATTATATCCATAAGGTAAGCAAAATATTCCAACAGACAAAAATTATACGGAGGTGAACAAATGTTTAAATGGGAGAAAAACTATCCACGGATTTCAAAAGAAGTTGAGGATAGCGGCCTTAAACTTGTCCATATAGCAAAACAAGCGGGGCTTGAATACGGGCAACTATATAGAAGGTTGACAAATGAAATTGACTTTGAATTGCCGGTTATGCGAAAGATATCAAAGGTTTTGGGCGTATCAATGGACGCACTTTTCAACGATAAAAAAATTTAGTCCAAAACTTACCCAACGGATATATTTAGTAGGACAAGCTAATGAATAACCATCAAAGGAAAGGAGGAATATCAAATGGATTACAAAGCAGTTATAGAAGAACAGATCAGAGAGTTGCAGAAAGTTCAAAAATCTGCAATAGAATGCGGAATGTATGACATTGCTTGCAAAGTGGCTGAAACAATTGCTAATTTATGCATGATAGCCGCCGGGGCATAAGGAAAGGGAGACCGAATCTCCCCCTAATCCTTTTTTAAAGCCTTTGCAATTATAGAAATTGCACAACCACCTTTGTTCCAGCCAGGAGCTAAATTCCACTCACATTCTCTAAGACAAGGTTTTTGAGTAAGAGGACATATATGCTCCGTTGTGCTTTGAGTACTTAACACAATATCACCCCCTTTCGACACAATATTATCACAAAAGTAGAAATATGGAAATGTGAGGTACATATATGAATAATCTTATTCCAATCAATTACGACAACGACAGGCAGACAGTATCAGCAAGGTTGCTTCATGAATTTTTAGAAGTAGAAACCAGATACAATGACTGGTTCCCAAGAATGGCAGAATACGGCTTTAATGAAGGAACTGACTATTACTCATTTTTGAGTAAATCCCCAGTTGTTGGTGGCCGTCCTTCAACCGATCACCAAATCACCGTTGAAATGGCAAAAGAACTCTGCATGATTCAGCGTACCGATAAGGGCAAGCAAGCAAGGCAGTATTTCATCGAACTTGAAAAGAAGTGGAATAGTCCAGAATCTATCATGTCAAGGGCATTGCAATTCGCGCAAAAACAACTTGACGGGCTTACACTTCAATTAACAATGAAAGACCAAGTTATCAGCGAATTAAAGCCAAAAGCAGACTACACAGACACTATTCTCAAAAACAAGGGACTGGTCACCATCACCCAAATCGCCAAAGATTACGGTATGAGCGGCTTTGAAATGAACACTATTCTGCACGAACAGGGCGTTCAGTACAAACAGAGCGAACAGTGGCTACTCTATACCAAGTACCATGACAAAGGGTATACCCATTCTGAAACTATCAATATCGTTCGCAAAGATGGCAGACCTGATATCACTATGAATACTAAATGGACACAAAAAGGCAGATTGTTCATTTATGCCTTGTTGAAAAAGTCCGGCATTCTTCCGGTAATTGAGCAGAAAGATTGGAACTAAACTAACCGCGCAAACACTCACCCTCTCCGGAGGGCTTAAAAGTTGTCCCATTTTGGGGACAGACTGATCCTTGACAATTGCATAGCCGGGCACCGATGCACGATAGGAACGTGCTGTAGACGGTGGAAGCGAAAAAGGAAAGATATAAGGTGGGAAGGGAGGTGAGAGATGTTGAATTATGAAGATTTTTTGAACAAAAAGAAATTCAAAATAGAATCAACAGGTTTCACCGTCAACAAAGAAAATCTGAATCATATGTTATTCGATTTTCAGAAAGACATTGTTAAATGGTGCTTGAAAAAAGGTAAAGCTGCAATATGGGCTGATTGTGGGCTTGGTAAAACCCCTATGCAATTAGAATTTGCGGAACAAGTACATAAATATACCGGTGGCAATGTGCTAATTATTGCACCATTAGCGGTATCGCTGCAGACACAAAGAGAAGGTATAAAGTTTGGCATAAATATTACCGTATGTCGCAATCAATCTGATGTTCAATCGGGCATAAATATTACAAATTATGAAATGATCGAGCATTTTGATTTTGATAGCTTCGTTGGTGTGGTACTTGATGAATCCAGCATATTAAAAGGATTTGACCGTCATTATTCAAGTACACTCATGGAATTATGCCAGAACACACAATACAAATTAAGTTGTACAGCCACGCCGGCACCAAATGATTTTATGGAACTTGGAACACAATGCCAGTGGTTGGGTGTTATGGGCAGAAATGAAATGCTGGCTACATTCTTTGTTCACGACAGCGGAGATACGGCAAAGTGGAGATTGAAAGGTCATGCGGCTGATAAGTTCTGGGAGTGGGTTTCATCCTGGGCGTGTGTTCTGCAAAAACCTTCGGATTTAGGTTATTCGGATGATGGGTTTATTCTTCCTCCACTCAAAATACATGAAATAGTTGTTGAATCTCCGCTAAAAGACATTGACGGACAAATGATGTTGGTACCGGAATTGGCACAGACATTACAAGAAAGGCGCGGAGCAAGAAGGGACAGCCTAGAATTAAGAGTTGGAAAAGCTGCAAAATTAGCGAACAGTGACGGCCAATGGCTTGTATGGTGTGACCTTAACATTGAATCAGATATGTTAAAAAAATCAATCAATGGCGCGGTCGAGGTAAAAGGTAGCGATAAAAACGAGCATAAGGAAAGATCGGCGGTTGATTTTGCCGCATGTGGAATAAGAGCAATAGTCAGCAAACCTTCCATATTTGGATGGGGCATCAACTGGCAGCAATGTAGCAACATGGTATTTGTCGGACTATCGGACAGCTACGAACAGTTATATCAAGCCATAAGGCGTTGCTGGAGGTTTGGGCAAACAAAGCCGGTTAATGTGTATATTGTCATATCGGAATCAGAAGGAGCGGTAAAAGCTAACATAGACCGTAAAGAAGCGGACGCGGCACAAATGATGGCTGAAATGGTGAAGTACACAAAGGATATTTTAACAAAAGAAATCCACGGAACTTTCAGAGAGACAATAAGCTACAATCCGGAAACAGAAATGATTTTGCCGGAATGGTTAGGGGTGGCAATGTGAAAGTATTAAATCAAGAGATGGGCAAGAATTGGGCTTTATATAACGGTGACAGTGTGGAGGTATTGAAAGGCATACCGGATGATTCTATTCATTATTCAATATTTAGTCCTCCATTTGCTTCTTTATACACCTATAGCAATAGTGAGCGGGATATGGGGAATTGTAAAAATGATGAAAATTTTATACTTAATTTTCAATTCCTTGCAGTACAGCTTTTCAGGGTTATGATGCCCGGGCGGTTATTATCATTCCACTGCATGGATATCCCGGCCATGAAAGAACGTGACGGATACATAGGATTGAAAGACTTCCCGGGAGATATGTTGAGATTGTTTCAATCCGTAGGATTCATTTATCATTCCCGGGTAGCAATTTGGAAAGACCCATTGATTGAAGCCACAAGAACGAAGGCGCTGGGATTGATGCACAAACAAATTCAGAAGGATTCAGCCAGATGCAGACAAGGGCTTCCAGATTATTTGATTACCATGATGAAGCCCGGGGATAACCCAGAACCGGTAGAGCATGAAGATGGATTTAATTATTTTATAGGTGAAAATGAACCGGAAGCACCAAAAACCAAACCAACATTAAAAGACAGCAGAGAACACAGAAACATATCTGTGGCTGCGGTTGACCCGGTATATTCCCACAATGTATGGCGCAGGTATGCAAGTCCTATATGGATGGATATAAGGCAGAGCAACACTCTAAATAGAGAAAAAGCAAGGGAAGAAAAAGACGAACGCCATATATGCCCTTTGCAGCTTGACGTAATCGAAAGAGCCATACACCTATGGACAAATCCTAATGACACAGTATTAAGCCCATTCGCTGGAATCGGAAGCGAGATATATTCGGCGGTGAAAATGGACAGGCGCGGGATAGGCATAGAGCTCAAAGAAAGTTACTTTATGCAAGCGGTAGAAAATTGTAAAACGGCTGAAATCAAGGACGGACAGCAATCACTATTTTAGGAGGTACCCAATGCACACACGCACACTAGAGTACATAAAACTCACCCGCTCCATCCGAGCAAAACGCAAGTTGCAGGCTAAACGGGATTTGTACGATCTGGAGGAGCGGAGGACTAAGAGGGTTAGGAGGGGGAGAAATTGAGCAGAGAGATAAAGTTTAGAGGTAAAAGACTTGACAACAGTGAATGGGCGCATGGGTTTGTTGAATTGCACTTAATTGACGGCGATTTGACGAAAACAAAGCGCGATGCGTTTATTACATATGACAGCATGAGCAAGATAGGGAAGGTTTATCGAGACAGGCACGCTGTTGACCTCTCCACAGTCGGAGAATTTACAGGCCTCCATGACAAAAACGGCAAGGAGATATATGAGGGGGATATCTTAGACGGCAGTTATATCCATCCCTTAACTGAACAAAAAGTAATAAGACATTACCAAGTGGAATTTAACAGGGGCAATTTTTACGCAAGTCTAATAGGTAAAAGTCCGTATGGTGACACGATATTATACTTCCGGAATGAGCAGTGTGAAATCATCGGCAACATTTACGAAAATCCTGAGCTATTGTAGGAGGCACCCAATGAAACCTAAACTAATATTTGTTTACATAATCGCCCTAATCGCCACCGTATACACGTTTATCAGCCTAATCGCCACCGGAAACGAACTATACGCCGCACAACAGCAAAACGCCACGCTACAGACCGAACTAGACAGCGTACGCGCCAAATGTAGCCAATATCAAGCTGAGATTGACAAATTATCCACTCAACTAAAAGAGGCACAGGAACGGCTTGCACAGGACAAGGCAGACAGAGGCGGGGAACGTGGACACAAAGTAATGGAATGCACCGCCTATTGGGAAGGCTCCTGCGGCAAGAAACCGAGCGACCCCACATACGGCATAACAGCGAGCGGTGAGTATGTGCAGGATGGATATATTGCGGCATGGCTGAAAGAGTATCCGATAGGCACGAAGCTGTATATACCCTACTTTGACAGGACATTTGTGGTGATGGATTGCGGCGGGGATATTACGGAGGGGAGGTTGGACGTGTACATGGCGAGTGCGAAGGAATGCTTTGAATTTGGGAGGGTATGGTTGGAAGTGTGGGAGGTGGAGTAGGACGGAGTTTAAAAAGAGGGCGAAGAAATAAACGGGATTGGAGGAGTTATAGATGGCAAAATTCAAATGGGATGCGTGGGACTTTGACTGTGATGGAGATGCGTACGTCATAGCGAAGCGTGAGTGTCCAGAGAAAGAAAATGTACCCGACTACATCATTCAAGAGGATTGCCTACATCCTGACTGCAAGGATGGGATGATAGTTGAAGAAGGATGGGCTAAATATCAAGTAAGGACAGATTGGGAAAACACCGATGAGGAGCCTCTTGGCGGTTATTATGTGGACAAGTGTAAAACACAGCCTATTACTATGTACGGCAAAAAGAAACAGGGATGGTTCCCTGTCTGGATTGTAAGAAAAGGAGAATGGTACTAACAAAAATTCCCCACAAAGGAGCTCACATGCCACTTGAAAAATCAAAAGTTCTAAACGAGCAGGTACCATTACACTGGTTCGCGGACTGGTACAGGCTGACAGGCACATATTTTACCGTCCGGGATGGGCGGATAGTGGATATAGGGATGGAAGGGGAGTAAGCATTGGAAAACATCACAGTTCCGGTTGCAATTGTCTTATGCGTGTTAATCCTTGGATATCTCGTGTTTGCAGGGTTCCTGCTGAAATGGCTACTTAAAGTAATAATTGCTATTTTGAAATATTGGTAGTTAATTTCCACACAAAGGTAGGTGATGCCACTCATTTGTAAAGTTTCTAAGCGGCACAAAAGACAAAGCAAATTATCCAGTAAGGCAGGTGATATATATGCAACGCCGTTAAAGGCGGATGGTTCAGTGGGCTCCACAAAAGCCCATTACCAAGCCGAAAGGCTAATAAATTTATAGGAGGGGTCAAGAGTATGAAAGGTAATCACAGAAATCCACAGTCAGTAAATCCGGTCTATAACCGCAAGATTCAAAGAAATAGGCTCAAAAACGCAGTCTACAGCACAAAGGAAAATCACGCATTCAACCGCAGGAGGTTCATTTCAGCATGGCAGAAAATGCAGGTAAAGAAATTCGGAGGAATCAAGCGGTACATCATCATGCGGATACAAAAAAAGAGTAGAAGCAAAGACTTAGACGTAACCATTTATGCATAGGGAGGTCACACCATGAACTGGCACGATTTACACCCGGTGGTAAAAATCCTTGTCATCACCATCCTGTGCATGATGATAGGCGGCGGGATAGGGTACATAAGGTACATCGTTAATGATGCACTGGACAGGAAGGAGGCGAAGAAAAGGAGCATGGCAAGCAAGGCGTTAGGGAGTGCGGAGAGGCACATTAATATTAATTTGTGAAGGGAGAGAGGGAAACTATGAAAGCATACGATGTGATGAAATTGGCGGCAGAAAATCCGCAGAAGTATGAGGGGAAGAGGTATAAGGTTAGGGATACGCTTATCGATAGGCACGGCAGAGAATACGAAACTGCAATTTTCAAAAGTGGGGATTTAAGAGTTTGTGGTGATAATCTGCTTTTTGCACACGTAAATTCTAAAACCGAACTTGAAGAAATCCCCCAGCCTGTTCCATTTTTAGAGGCAGTGAAGGCAAAAGGTAAGGATGGAGGCCGTATTATTTGTAATTACAAAGGTGTAACAAAGGAATATGGCGGCGTGGCATTTACAACAATTGACTATGGTGAGCCTGTCACGTTTGACGAAATCCTGCACGGCGAATGGTACATAAAATAGAAAAGCCCTCCTAGAAGGGCAAATGTAAACAGCTAAGCAGAGTATAGCACAATAGCGGCGGAAACGCAAATATACGGTAAATGTATAAATATGCGAAGGACAAGCCCTGAAGATGGGGAGAAAGGGGAGGGGGAGTTTGAAAACAACAATTGGTTTACATTACTATCCGGTTGATGTCGATTTAAGCGACATAGGCACTATGATAAAGCGGTACTGCAATAAGGTTGAAAGGCTGGAAGAACACATTGAAGAGTTGGAATTAGAGAATGCAAAGTTGAAAGAACAAATAAATAGGGAGGTCGAGAGGTAAATGGGATTTTTATATGCAACAACAATTAAGTTCGGAAAGTGGATCGGGCTAGATATTATAGACAAACAACTCGGAAAGGTCAATGTCATATCAGGCCACAAAGGAGCTGGCAAAACGTCCATTATTGAAGGTTTGGAATGTGCGCTTCTCGGCAAATTGGATGGTAAGGAAAGGCGATCAGAGGTTGTCAGGCATGGAGAAAAGGAGGCAACTTTATTTGTCGAGCTGGAAGATCAGGTAACCCATGAAGAAATGATGATTAATAGAAAGATCCGCACGGGTTCTTCTGATTATTTGAAAATCACAAAGCCCGGACAGGCAGTTCCACAGACAGAAGGTTTCCTGCGTAGTTTGATTAAAGGCGAAATATTCAGGCCGGGTGAATTCCTCAGAAAGAAGCCAGAAGAACAGTCCGCTATAGTTCTCGGATTATTAGAAATACCCTGGACTATGGAGAATATCTCGGAATGGTTTGGAGAAATCCCGGACGTCAACTATACGATACATATTCTCAAAATTCTGAAGCTCATTGAGGATAAGTATTATGCCGAACGGACACCAATAAACCATGACATTGAAGTATTGCAAGCTCAGGCGGAAGGGTATAGAAAGCAGCTACCAGCTAACTATGACGGTGAGAAGTGGCGCGTCGTTAACGTCAGGCAGCTTGATGCAAAAGTGGCTGAAGCTAACGAAATAAACCGCAAAATAGATGCTGCAAAGGCTGCAATAGATGGATTGCAAAGCCGAATAGATGTAATTAAGGCGAATGCTGAAACGGACAAGCAGACCAAAAAGAACGCTTTTGACCGGACCAGATCAGAAGGCCGTGAGTTTATACAATTCTTGAATCAGAAAGTTAAAGATTTGCAGATCGTTATTGATGGTGCAAGAGACAGGTATCATGCAGAAGTCAAGAGCATAGATGATTCTGCTAAAAATAAGGTTACAGAAGCTGAACTTGAATATAAAACTGCGCTTCAGGCCTTAAAGACTGAACATGAAAATACTTTAAAAGCAATAGTTGAAGACTCTGAAAGATCTAAGAATCTCAAAAAAGATGAAATTGCTAAAGAGGTTGATGAAGCTAAAGAGGTTCTTTCTAAAAACAAACAATCCATTTCAGTAAAAGAGCAGGAGCTTTTGCATATTGACGAGTTGGAGAAACAATCACTGCAATCCATTGACGAAAAAACCAGTGAGCAGATCAAGACAGTTGATGCAGAAGCCGGAAACTCTAAAAAAATTCTTGAAGAAACCGAGCCAATTGACACCGAACCGCTTACTGCTGCTGCAAATGAAGTCGCTGAAATGCAATCGTATCTGAGGGATTATGACCTGATGAAATCAATTCTTATTGATAAGATTGCTCCAAAACAAGCACAGTCGGATGATCTGACTACCAAAATCAAAAAGGCTCGTTCATTACCGCTTGAACTACTCAAAATCTCAAAGTGTCCAATCGAAGGAATCACAGTTGACGATAAAGGTATGCTTCGCGTGAATGGAACTCTGCTGGATGGATTGTCTGACGGTGAAAAGATGCAGGACATTTCAATTAAAATCGCAAAAGCTCTGGCAGACCGGGCAGATGTAAAGTTTATTTGCTTTGATGGATTCCAAAATCTGAATCCAATTGAACAAAAGAAGATGATTCAAGAAGCTAAGACAGACGGGTATCAGTGGTTCTTCCTGGTTACGGATGATGGGGAGCTGAGAGTTGACATTATTGACGATGTTGAGTGGCCAGCAGAGGGTGAAGCAGAACAAATGTCATTGATATAGGGTTCATTGGTTACTCCGGTCAGTAGAAGCGCGGTAATGGTTAGGAAGCCAAGGAGCGCGACAGTGCGGTGAACTAACAACCGGCAAATTAAAATTTGATGGAGGTTAAAATACATGCCTCGGCAATTAAACTTAACATATCACAACAACATGATTATTGTTAACACACAAGGCAAATACAAGGGATGTGACGGTGGAATATACCCTTACGCTAGCACATTTGTTGAGGGCAACGGCACAAAAGATTTGTGGGATTACATTCAATATCTCGAACAAAAACTAAAGGAGGCGCGTGAATAATGTCACAAACACACTGGAAGAAGCTGCATAACCCCGATTATATCGGGGCATATGCACTAGAACCTGGTAAAACATTAATCGTCACAATTAAAACGGTTAAGAATGAAAATGTAACCGGCCCAGATGGTAAAAAAGAGGAATGCATGGTAATGACCTTCTCGGATCCTCCGGGTACAAAGCCCATGATAGTTAACTCAACTAATGCTAAGACCATTGAGAAGCTTTATAACACACCGTACATTGAGGAATGGGCCGGACGCAAGATTGAATTATACACTGATAGAATTAAGGCGTTTGGTGAGGTTGTGGACGCTTTAAGAATCAAGGCAAAGATTCCAAGCGACAAAAAAATATCAACAATTTGCGGCGATTGCAAAAAAGAAATTACAGGATTTGAAACTATGACAGCTGAACAGGTTGCACAGCGCAATTTAACAAAGTACGGCTTGCCATTATGTGTTGAATGTGCTGGGATACGAAAAGAATTGTCGAAGGGGGAAAATGTGCAATGATGCTTACTGCTGAAAATTACCACTCAAACGAAATGAACATGAAATATATGGGTTGTAGCCAATTTAAGTCATTCATGGAATGTGAAGCTGCTGCATTGGCAGAAATAAAAGGCGAACACACCCGGGAAAAATCGGTTAGTTTACTAGTTGGATCTTATGTTGATGCGCATTATGAAAAAACGCTTGATTTATTCAAGGCACAGAATCCAGAAATATTCACTCAAAAGGGCGAACTTAAATCAGATTATAAACATGCTGAATACATAATTGCCCGACTTGAACGTGATGAACTGTTTCAGCAATATATGTCCGGTGAGAAGCAAGTAATTAAAACCGGCGAAATCATGGGCATTCCGTTCAAAATCAAAATTGACAGTTACCATCCGGGAGATAAAATTGTTGATTTGAAGATAATGAAAGATTTCGACGGTATATGGAAAGATGGATTAAAACTCTCTTTTGTTGAAGCGTGGGGCTATGATATTCAAGGCGCTATATATCAGTTTGTAGAGGATAACAATCTTCCATTTTTTATCGCCGGAGCTACAAAGCAAAAACCTGAACCAGATTTAGAAATAATCAGTATCCCGCAATCTAGGTTGGACTATTGTCTTGATATGGTAATTCAGAATGTTGAGCGGTTTGCAGATATCAAAAAAGGTTTGATCGTGCCTACTCGGTGTGGAAAATGTGACTACTGCAAATCAACCAAGATTTTAACCAAGCCGGTTGAATATTTGGAGCTTTGCGGCTGATATGAAAGGCACAATTTTAGTTGATACACGAGAGCAAGATTTACATATTTTAAGAAAACTCGATGCGCTCAAAATTCCATATGTCCGGCGAAAATTAAATTTTGGAGATTACAGCTTTGAGGTTGATAGTAAAAGCTATGAACATGAAATTGTAATTGAGCGCAAAGGGTCACTTGACGAAATAATAGGCAATTTTACAAAGGGCAGAGAACGCTTTAAACGGGAATTTGAGCGGTCAAAAGGTTGTAAGGTGATATTAATGGTTGAGGGCTCAATTGAGCAGCTAGAAGCCCACCAGTACCGCAGCAGGATGATGCCAAATGATTTGAAAAGTTTCCTTAAGACCTGGTGTAATAAGTTTCAACTTGAATTGAAGTTTGTCGAGAAGGATAAGGCGTGTGATTTTATACTTGAAACATTTAGGGAGTTTTATAAAAAAAACAGAATGGAGATTGAGGCATGAACAGCGTTAATATCATAGGCCGCATCACAAAAGATGTTGAATTGCGGTACTTGCCAGCCAACAACACAGCGGTGTGCAGTTTTTCAATAGCCGTTGATGATGGGTTTGGCGACAATAAGAAAACTTATTTCTTTAACTGTCAGGCATGGACAAAGACAGCGGAGAATATTGTTAAGTTTTTCAGCAAAGGTGATCTGATTGGAATATCCGGTAGGCTTTCAACAAGGGATTGGGAGGATAAAGAGGGCAAAAAACACAGCGTTACTGAGATTGTTGTGAGCGATTTTACTTTTTGTAATGGGAAGAAATCTGATTCTGGCGGTCAAAGTAGGCCGCAAAGTCAAAGCACGACACATTCAGATTATCCAGCAGACCCAATGGATGAGGATGATGAACTTCCATTTTAAGTAAATTGACACGTGAGGGGCTAATAACCCCTCTTAGGGGGTGAGAGATTGGCAAGACCACAATTAGAAGGGTTGTCTTATTTTCCACATGACACATACGCTTCAAGTGATGAAAAGTTGGAACCATTGATTTTGTTATATGGCTCAAAAGGATATGCGTTTTATTTCCTCCACTTGGAATATATTTACCGCAATAAAGACCTTGAATTTGACATTTCTGACGCAGAAACTAGGGAAGTAATTACACAGAAATTACACATTTCTGCTGATGAATATAATCAAATACTACAAACTGCATTAAAAAAGAAATGCTTCGATAAAAATTATTTTGATGAATGCGGAAAATTAACAAGCGAAGGCATAAAAAAACGAGCGGTGTCAGTCCTTGAAAAGCGTGAAAGAATGCGGGTTGCATATGAGGCAAGAGTTTCTGCCGCAGAAACTACACATATAAAGGAAAGTAAAGAAAAGAAAAGTAAAGTAAAGAAAAGTATTATATATTCATCCGAACACGTTCAGATGGCTAAAAAATTAAAATTTCTTATTCTTCAAAACAATCCTGGGGCAAAAACGCCTGATGATTTAACAAGTTGGACGGCAGACTTTGACAAAATGACACGGCTTGATAAAAGAACACTTGAACAAATCAATATTGTAATGGAGTTCAGCCAAAAAGACAGTTTTTGGAAATCCAATATATTGTCAGCCGGAACGCTCCGTGAAAAGTTTGACACGCTTTTACTTCAAAAAGACCGCAACAAGCCGCAATCCAAACCCGAACAAAAGAAATCTGCAAAACAATTGCTTATTGAAGAAGTTGACAGACGGCTGAAGGAAGAAGGTGCAATATGACATCGGAAGAAGCGCAAAGCCTTGTTACAAAGCTAAGCGGCAATTTCAACACCTACGGGAAACTTGATAATCTGGATGATGTAGTTGCATACAAAAGGACATTGTTGAAATACGATTACAAGAAAATGAACGCCATTATTGAAAATCTTATCGACAATGATGATCGTAAAGATTGCGGAACGCTTCCCGCCACTCCATACCTGATTAAAAAATACAAAGAGCAGCGGATAGCATCTATTGAGGTCCATAATGAAATTCACTGTGACGTATGCAATGACAAAGGCTATGTGTTAATGACTGAGTACATAAAAAACGGCAACGAACAATTACCTTATCAAGTTGTCTATTACTGCCCGTACTGCCCAGTAGGACAAGCACAGGCGTATAACGGTAACAACTGTAAAGAGCGCAAAACAGATGCCGTATGCCACCCTATAACCTCTGTACTGGATGAACAAGCCATCAACCAGATGCGATACGCAAACAATCACCCAAAACGAATGACGGACGGAGAAAAGGAAGCGCTTAGGAAGAAGCTGTATAAAATAGGGCTGCCACTGCCGAAAGCGTTAGACCGTGGCGATGCGTGGGAGGATGATGCACCGTGGGAGACATAGAACTCAAAGAATTGTTTCTGGACAAGTTAAAAGCCTTTAAAAAGGCAATGGACTACATGGACAGCGAGGCAAGCGTTGAGGATAAAACAAAATGGCAGCCGAGATTTATAAAGATGCTTGCAGAGGTGAACGACCTGGAATACCAATTAAGGCAATCCGGTTGCGAAATGTCGGATGAAGAAATACACCAACTGATAGAAAATTTGTGAGGTGATAATATGCAAAAGCCGCCAATCGGCATAATGCCTAAAAAGATGTGGGATACGATACGGATTGAATGTTTAGCAAATGCAATAAACCGCTACAGTGAGGCAAAAGTTCCTGTGCCGTATGAGTGGGCAGAGGAATATATGTTGCTTGTGAATCGGTACAGCAAGAAAAGCGAACTTGACGGGCAGGAGGATATACCATGAGACAGCAAGCGTTATCCAGCACACTAAAAACTCAAATCAATCAGCACCGAGCCAATGATATGACAATACAGCAGATTGCAATCATGTACGGTTTAAGCACATCTACAGTAGGTAGATATTGTACAGTAAGAACGTATCAAGAACGCGGAGATAAGTTAAAACTGAGAGATCAAGACTTGACGGACATTGAAGCAAAACAGAATACCATAATCGTGCAGAGTGACATAAACCGATACGCCTACTCTATAAATAAAATCAGCAACACATTAACACTGATAGACCGCAAGACAGGGAAGCAGGTGGACATCAAAGCGAGGGAGATATACAAATACGGCGAAATAGCGGATGAATTGATAGAGGTGGCAGAGTTGTATATGGGACAGACGGGATTACATAAGGTGAGTTGATTCAGATTATATAAAGATGGTGAACCTTTAAGGTTCAGAAAGCTGAGGGTAATATGGTTAAATTTATAAAGACATTCGAAGAAGGAGAAATCAAATCTGTGCTGCATTTTAGGGCAAGAATATTTTCTCTAACGATGGGCTTGTGGGTAAATGGTGAACGCAAAAGCAAAGAAAAGGGTTTGGATATGCAACTTAGAACAGAATTTCCAAATGATGAAGCAATAGACGAAATTGCCGAAGCCGCAGACATTTTAAGTTATGGAGATGAAGCAGAAATAGAGGAAGCTATTGAAACATTGGAAAACTACGAGTAATTCGTACAAACAAGACAATCCAAATTTATAAAGAGTGTGAAGGAAGGCGGTGAGGTTTTGGCAAAAACAGAGGCGACATTGGAGCTTGAAAAGAAAATATTTGAAGCCACTGTGAAGCAAGGGGTATTCGGCTGTTTTGAGGTAACTATTGGCTGGTTTGGCAATGAACGCGTTGATTATATGACTTATGACACGAAAGGAAATTGGCGCTGCTATGAGATTAAAATATCAAAGGCAGACTTTCACAGCAAAGCTCATAATACCTTCATTGGACATTTTAATTATTATGTTATGACAAAAGAACTATTCGATGAAGTGCGGAATGAGGTTCCGGATGAAATAGGCATATATGTGGGTGGCTGCTTATCTAAGCGTCCAAAACGTCAAGTCTTGAAGGTTGATGAACAAATTCTTAAAGACAGCATGATACGGTCATTGTGCAGGGAAAACCAGAAGTTTATTAAAACATGTGACAGTCATTATGTGGATAGGCTAAAAAGCCAGATTTCAAGGCTTGAAACACAATCAAGGGAAAATCATAACCAATACTTACAAGCTCACAACGCTATCTATGAAATCTGTGAGAAGTACGGACTTGACCACAAAGAAGTGAGGGAGTTTGTAAGGGGAAGTTAATTCGCAATAACAAGAAAGTTCGCACCAACGCCGATGAAGACTAGGCTTGGAATATAAGACCCTATAAGGGCAAATAGTCACAGTATATCGTTTTGCCTGGTAGCGAACGAAGCGGATGAAGCCTTCTAAGTCCGCACATAAGCAGCCGATCAAGGTGAGTGCTGATAAAACATCATAAAATCAATTACAAGAGCCAAAACGGTATCGTAAACAAGTTTAAATCAATAAAAGGTAGAATTATATTAACGGATAAAGTTAAGGTTAGAAATGGCGAATAGAAAGAAAGTGAGGGAGAGTTGAAATGTTGAGTGAGAAACAATTGAGAGATATAACAAAATGCCCAGAAATAGCGGAGGTGATGGGGGAATGAAATTCGACATACCTGGCAGGCTTCCCGGGCTCAACGAAGTAATCAAATCTGCCAAGATGGGCAAAGGTAACTATCAGCCATACGCCACGATGAAGCGTGAATACGGCGATGCAATAACCTACCTTGCTAAAAAGTTACCTCCTTGCAATATAGTTTCCATCACAATCAAATGGTATGAACCGGACAGCAGGAGAGACATAGACAATATTGCAGCAGGCGGGACGAAATTCATCATGGACGCGCTTGTACACGCCGGAACCATCAAGGACGATAGCCAAAAGTATGTAAAAAGTATATCACATGAGTTTTATGTAGACCGCGAGAATGCGCGGGTAGAGGTAGAAATACAAGAGATAGGAGTGTGAGGGGAATGGATTTTTGCACATGCGGTAGCATCATCCAAGACGGCATATGCACCAATAAGCGCTGTACGAGCCGTAACGAGAGTTTATTGAGTTGGATAATAAACGGCAAGTTGGAGAGATTTAAAAGGCCTGTGACATTGGCAGAGGCGATTGAGGCGATAAGGGATAAGTCAGAGATAGTATATAAAATTAAGGCGCCAAGTAATAAGTTTGCAAAGCCTTATACGGGAGGGGATTGAATGGATATACAGAAGATGCTTAAATCATACAAAGAGAAAAAAGCTGTCGTTGATGCAACACATGCAAGAATAGCGGCATGGGAAAGAATCTTATTAGATCCCAACATAGAGTTTTATGGGTACAAGCTATATAACCGTGAAATTGGGATGCCATCAGCACACT